GCGTTGGGATAGGGAGTTTGTGGACACGTGGTGTACGAAAAAATTTCGCAACACCGACTTTCGTCGTCATAGAGAAAACGTTCTTTTTGAAAGGGAGAAGGCGTTGTTCCCAGAGACCCAGCCCCATGTGGAGCGAATATTGAAGATGCGCGACCTTCGCACCGTCATACAAGACGTTCGTTCGCGTCTGATACAACTGTATAATCAGTACAGAATACCAATACCTGTGCGAGACGATTCACATTTTGAGAGACACCCAGACCTTTTGCAACTGCATGGGGAGTATACAAACTTTTTACTCGAATATGAAGAGTTGCGTGCGGGATACGTGATTGGTGGTGATCGTATCAGGCAGTTCGTACGCAAGTGTCCGACAGGGGAATGTAAAGGTTTTTTAGATGACATGTGGTATTGTGGGATATGTCGTCACACTTTTTGCGAAGCGTGTAATGAGTTGGTTGGTGATGGACACGTGTGCGACCCAGAGGCTGTGAAGACGATGGACCTTTTGAAGAAGGATACGAAACCGTGTCCAAAGTGTGGTGAGATTATACAAAAGTTATCTGGGTGTTCTCAAATGTGGTGTCCTTCGTGTCACACGGCATTCGATTGGCGCAGTGGGGTCATTGAGCTAGGGCGTATTCACAACCCACATTACATAGAGTTTAAGAGGCGCCATAACACATTAAATAGGGAAAATGGAGACATCCCATGTGGTGGTCTCCCGTCATACGGTGAACTTAGGAGATATAACGCACAACAGTATGACATGTTACAGCTGCGAATGTCGTTGACACGAATAGAGACAGAGTTGGGGTGGCGTTGGCCAACGACTCCTGTGGATAATATGTATTTACGTATTCAATACATGTTGAATGAAATTGATGAATATGCTTTTAAAATTGAGTTGCAGAGGAAAGATAAGCAACACAACAAGGCGGTAGATGTATCTCATATATTTAGAATGTTCTTAGACACGTGTTCCGATGAGTTGCGCCAATATGTTTTAGGTAAATCTGTTGAAGACGTGCGTGCGGTGATGGTACCTTTGATAGACTACACCAACGAAACCATCACGAGTATACATAAGAGATATGGATGTGTCACTCCATATCATATAGAAAAAATATAAGTGTAATGTAAGAGTAATGATTCTTGTACTGGCTCTGATACTTTTAGTATTCTTCCTGCTACCCAGGTATCAACACCCCGTTGTGATTGAAAACGTGCTCACAGACCAGGAGTGTGAATACCTGAAAGATAAGGCTAAGGGGCGATTTAAACCATCCACCGTCGGTGGCAACCATCAGGTGAACTCGCATATCAGAAAGAGTGAGACGGCGTGGCTTCATAAAGATGACCCAGTCGTTGGGAAACTGATGAAAAAATGTTTGAAACACACAGACCGCCCACTTGAAAACTGTGAACAGTTGCAGGTGTTGCGTTATCGCCCCGGTGGATTTTATAAACCCCATTACGATGCGTTTAAAGATGGTACAAACCCCCGTATGTACACGTTCATTATCGCGTTAAATGACGAGTATGAAGGTGGGGAGACGGCGTTTCCGCGCATGAAAAAAGAGTATCGATTAAAAAAAGGGGACTGTCTATTGTTTGAAAACTTGGACAACTACGAGCTCATCACAGGAAAGGCATGGCACGGTGGCAAACCTGTGAAGAGTGGTGAAAAGTGGGTGTGCAATCTCTGGGTGCACAAGTACCCGTACGAGGGGATGCAATGAGAGTGCTTCAGAGAGGGATCGAACCCCTGACCTCGGCATTACAAGTGCCGCGCTCTACCAACTGAGCTACTAAAGCGTGTGAGCTCCTGCCCGGATTCGAACCAGGGTTGATGGATTCAAAGTCCATAGTGATAACCACTACACTACAAGAGCTTAAAATGTAGACTCGCTTATTAAGTGAGCCATCCCCACAATGGAGGACATTAGAAAAACGCATAATCTCTTTAAGCGAGAAATAATAGAAGCAATTACAATTGGAAGAGACAACCCAACGGTTCTTGACGTGGGATGTGGTTTCGGTGGCGACCTTCAGAAGTGGAAACACGCGGGTGTGCGTAACTTGAGCATGTGTGACCCAAACGCACAGGCCCTTGAGGAGGCAAAGCGTCGTGCGGAAGGGTTGAAGATGCGTGTCAACTTTTATGAAGGGGACATCAGGGGGTGTCCTAAAAACAGAATGTATGACATTATATGTTATAATTTCAGTTTACATTATATATTTTCAAATGAAAAATTATTTTATGAAAGTGTGAAAGAAATAAAAAAAAGAATGAAACACGGTGGCACTTTAGCGGGTATCATCCCAGACTCGGAAACAGTCATCATGCGCACACCATATCAAGACACACTTGGAAACTTTTTTGTCATGAAAGGGACACCACAAGGTGGCTATGGTGAAAAGTTATTCGTCAACTTGGCAGATACCCCCTATTATGAAGATGGTGCCAAGTCAGAGCCAGTGGCGTACAAGGACCGATTGGTGACGACATTGGAAAACCATGGGTTTTACCTCGTCCATTGGGAACCATTGAGAGGTCATGAAGTGACACAAATGTATTCTAAATTTATATTTACTTATTATAATAGAAAATGATAGTTTTGTTTTTGTTAATTATCATCAACATCTATATTTTCAGGACAACCCATGAACCCCCGGAGTTGGTCAGTGTGCGTGAAAAGTACACCACTCTCAGGGAACACCTGAAATCGACTGGGAAATATCCAATGCTCCACGAACCGATGCCTCTCACCGCGTATTACAGAATGTGGGATGGGTCCCTCGGTTTCAACGTCAACAAAGGATTTGAACTCGGTGTGTGTTTAGATGGTGAAGTGAATGAAATTTTCCACATCCTCTTACACGAGCTGGCCCATTGCACGGTGCCCGAATATGACCACAGCGACAACTACTGGAACAATTACATCGAACTCAGAGATATGGCGTCATCCCTTGGTATTTATGAAAAAATACCACAGAAGACGAAGTTTTGTGGGCAACATATTCAGGACAAGTGAAAAAAACTTTTATGTGTGTACTATAGTATATAGATATGGCTCAGACTGCGCCTAAAGATTTATTCATGGCTCTCTTTTACTGGCTCGTTGTGTATTACATCGCACTGCTCCCAGTCGTAGTGAAAAACTACCCAGCGCGTCTCATTCTTTTGACAATCGTCGTGCCGAATGTGTTGCGTACTGTGGTGAACCGCGTGCCTCGTCTGGCCGTTGACAGAAGCTTCTTCTTCACGGCGACGCTCATCGCGTTAGTTGTCACGTATCTGTTCCACCAGATGTTTAAGAAGACTCGTGAGGATATGGATGAATTCGGTAAAGACGCCAAGAAGACACTTAAAGTGAGTGGCTTATTGACGGCCAGTTTCATTATTGGTACAGTGGGTACCTATTATTTGGGATTGGACCGTTCCATTTACAGTAATCTGGGATGGAATAGCTAATTCGTAATCACGTAGTTCTTACCAAAGTAGAACACGACCGCGGCTACGGCACCCGTCGCCGCCAAGCCAACAGCGCTTCTGCCCCCTTGTTCGTTAAGGAACTTGGGGACAGAGGTCACGAGCTTGTCTTGCACAGGCTTACTCACCGCCAGGGCAGCACACGCCGCCACGAACAGAGCGGTCATTTGGTCATCCGTGAGATTGAGCGGGTTTTTAGACTCTTCCTTCTTCTCCTGGGCGACAGGTTGGGCGAAACCAGTCGGCGCACCCGCTTGCGGTGCAGTCATTTGTGGCATCACACCTTGCATCCTGGGGTCGGCGGAGGCGGGCATCATCATCATCGGGGACTGCTCGGGTTCCATGATATCAGCGATGGAGGTGGAATCCATCTCTTCTTTTTGTTGTTTACGGACATTTTTTTCATCAACAACAAACGCTGTAGAAGGCTGTTCAGCTGGTGGTGGTGGTGGAGCCATTAAACTCACCATACCATCTTGGTGTTGACTGAGGTCATACGTCGTAATCACTGGGTCGGTGGCCATTCTAAAATATGGTCTCATTTCTTTTTAACGACTGTGAGCGCAGTTTTCTTATTCATTTTTTTCGGGTCTCCCTGGCGTTGTTCCATGTGTTTGGGGTTGTACATTTTCTTGTGTGTGGCCCATAGTTCAGGTGCACCAACTCTAAAGTTTTTCCTGATGTTGGCTTTGTACCAGAAGACACAATCTGTGATTTTATTTGATTTCACAGTGTTATCTAACACAAGACACTCGTAGTTTTCAGTGCACGCATCCATGACTTTGTTAAACATTTCAAACGAAGGGAATATACCAAAGAAACTCTTATAGAGCTTTTCTCTATTTTGAATAATGTTTTCTCTAAGAATAAACACATAATCTACATTTGCTCTCAATGCTGGTGGGAGGTCCATACAATATTGCATTGTGAGCATAAAGAAGATTTTCCAGTGTCGTCCATTCATGAAACATTGTCGGATGCACGTGTCTTTTAGAAATTTGTTGTCATACATACAATCATCTAACAATAGGAAACATCCACAATTTGTTTTCCCAGCACTGATGAGTTTTCTCTGACGCTCTATAGCCCTCTCAATGGCTTCTTTATCGTAATCACCATAGATGAACAGGTCAGGGACGTGTTTACTGTAGTAGTGATTTCCTTCCTCTGTGCCCGAGAGAACGAGACCCGCTGGTATATGCTTTTTATAGTAGAGAATGTCCGCCACTAATGTTGATTTACCCGTACCTCTTTTACCTATGAATACACACACCTTGTCGTCAGCCATAGTTTCGGGTTTGAACTTCCTCAACTGAAGATTCATATCTACTAGAACGCACATTTTTTGTTTATTAAAATTTTACCCACTTATATCAGAGATGTCCGTGAAACTTGCGGCGACTGGGGTGGCTGACACCTGGTGCACAGGACAACCCACCTTTAGTCACTTCCTGATGAATTTCAAAAGACACACAAAGTTTGCTCAAGAACGGGTGGAAACCCCTTTCGATGGAGACATTGATTTTGGACAAGAAGTGTCCTGTAGAATACCACACGACAAAGGTGACCTCATTCGTACCCTGAGTTTGAAGATTACTTTGTCAGACCCGGAACCCGATGAAAGTGAAAGCATTAATGACGTCTACTGGCCACCGTCGGTGTGTTCTCATCTCATCGAATGGGCGGACCTCGTCATCGGTGGACAAACGATACAGCGCATCACGGGTGAATACATTTACATGCGCCAGCAGTTGTACAACAACGACGACGATGTTAACCAGACGGTGTATTTCCTCTCCGGACACGGTGACTTTTTACGATACAGTGGGGACAATACATACTTTTTAGACCTTCCCTTTTATAATTATAGACATCCAGAGTTGGCCATACCCGTGTGTTGTCTCACGAAACAACTCGTGGAAGTTCGTTTGAAACTCCGACCCCTTTCGGAGATGATTTTCCTCGGTGCCCCCGCGGGGGCTTCGGCAAAGATTCGTAATATTTCTTTAGACACTGATTTTGTTTTCATAACTCAAGATGAAATTAATTTTTTACGAACACGACCTGTGGAGTACGTGATTACCCAGCTCCAATTGTCCCAGTTTGACATGAAAGATGGATACAATAAAAAATCAGTGATGTTGCAATTTAAACATCCAGTGAAACAATTATATGTGGTTTCACAAAATGAATATTCAAAATCATTAAACATTCCAACAGATTTCAACACAATAAAAAATCTTCAACTTCGATTTAATGATAAAGTGGTCTTCAATCAAAATAATAAATTTTTAACATTTGAACAAGCATTGAAACATCACGTGAACGCACCCGTGATTTCAAAGAGTGCTCAATACTTCAACCCAGACAGTAACACACTTTTACCATATATTATCAAATCTGATTTTGCCATGTATTCATGGTCCCTCTATCCAGAAAGATATTATCCCACAGGTCAGGTGAATATGTCTCGCATCATTCATAAAGTTCTTGACGTTGAAATTTTACCATTGTATTCTGGATATGACAACAAAGTACGAGTGTACGTGGAAAATTATAACGTCATTCGCTTCGAGCATGGGTTAGCTGGTTTAAGATATTAATCTACCAGTATTATAGGAATGGCTGGACGAATTCAATTGGCCACCACAGGCCCTCAGGACCAGTTTTTCACGTTGAACCCCGAGTACACATTATTTAAGGAAAACTTCAGAAAACATTCAAACTATAGCGTGGAGTTTGTGGACATCGAACACTCCTCCAGTGCCGTTGACTTTGGTAAAACGGTGAGATACAGAATATCCGCGAACGCAGGTGACTTGTTGAAAACCGTGAGCCTCAAGTTTACCCTTCCGGCGATTAATCAAACGAATGTGGGGTACATTGAATCCGTGGGACACGCCATCATAGAGTACGCCGACATCATCATAGGTGGTCAAATCGTGAACCGCGTGACATCCGACTGGTTACAGATATACAGTGAACATTATTTCACACAGACGAAACAAAACCCATTGTATCAACTCGTAGGTAAATACCCAATACGAACTGCGGGGACGAGGTCTAACGATACATACATCTTGGGATATCTCGGCGCATCCACATCTGCCATTGATTTTTACGTAGACATTCCTTTTTATTTCTATCGTGAACCCACACTGGCACTTCCCCTTTGTGCCATATGTGAAAACCAGGAGGTGGAGATTGAGATTAAATTCAGAAAATATGAAGACCTCGTCGTAGATGTCAGTGATGGAAGTTTACCTACACTAACAAATCCCATCGTTTTTGACAATTTTACCCTACAATGTGAGATGGTTTTTGTAGATGAGGTTGAAAAAATTAAAATTAAAAAAACTCCTACGGATTATCTTATTATTCAAAATCAACAAGATAACTTTTTAGTTTCAGCGGGTCAAAATACAGCAAAGTTCAACCTTAATTTTACAAACTTGGTGAAAGAATTGTATTTCGTAATTCAATCAAAAGGGGCTCGAGTATTTGATTTTGATAATTATCGTCAAACAAATGAAGATGGAAAACTCGTATTATACGAACATCTCAACTATTTAAAACTCACCTTGGATGGTGATGAAGTTCTCACAGAAAAAACAGGAAAATCTGTTTTCCTTAAAGCTGTGCAGGCGGGTATTCATCACGCCAAAACGCAACTCATCAGGAGATTTTACAGTTACAGTTTTGCCCTCGAGCCTGAAAAACATACACCAACGGGTCACATCAACTTTAGTGTTATTAAAGACCAGGTGTTAGAGCTCAACTTGAACACGAACACCCTCCAAGATAGAGAAGTTCGCGTGTACGCCAGGGCGTATAACGTGCTTCGCGTCGCCGGGGGAAAGGCCCAAGTTATTTTTGGCATTCAATATTAACTATGATGAAGACTGGTTTCGGTGAATCATCGGGTGCTTACGAAGAACGTCAGCTCGAAGCTATTGGGGATATTTTGATGCCCGTACTTGAAAAGAGTATGTTATTGGCTGCAAAATACTG